GTTTTCAAATGTTGTATAACCACCTGTTAATTTAAATAAGTAATGTGGGTAACCTAACTTATCACACTCCTCTTTTAGTCTATCGGCAGTATGAAAAGTCTTTGCTTCTTCAGGCTCATCTGTAATAATTAAAAGCCTTAAAAAAGGTTTTTCTTTTTCTTCAGTTATAAATTCTTTAAACTTCGGTACTTGCATTATTGCTATCTGTTTTTTCCTCAACTTTTTTGCCAATATTATATTTGGCTGATAGATTCCACTCTTTTTTTTCTTTAAATGGTAAAACTTTGATTTGACTTAATGGTGCTTTATCTTCAGCTTCAGTTGGTTTTACTATATCAATTAAGTTCCAATCTTGTAATAAAATAGCAATTGTGTTTCTTCTTTGAATATCGTTAGCGACTAGCGTAGCCTTTTTGCCATCTAAAGCAAATAACTCTTTGAAGTGTACTATATAATATTTACCTTGTTTATGTAAAATATGGCAAGATTGGTATAATGTTTTATCTTTTCTACTTGCAACACCAATTCTTGTAAGGGTTTCTCTAACTTTTAAAAAGTCGTCTGGTTGTTTTATGGTGACCTCTAACATACTTTCTGGTGACCATGATACTTCTTCACTCATTTTCTTTTTCTCCCGCCTTTGTTTAGGCTTTCTTTTATATCGTCAATTTGTTTGTCGGTTAGTATGCTTAGAGCCTCTTTAGCTTTCTCATTACTATAACCATAATACTCTTTGACATAATTAATATTCTTCAATTTGGCTTGTGATAACCACTTGCCACCAAATCGCTTACTCTTCCTGATACTATTTATGTAAAAATGAAACTGAAGCTTCTTATCCAAGAAGTGATAACCATTCATTTCATTTGCTTGAGCAATACAATCATAGTGCATAGATAAACACTTATTGACTATAAAGGGAGGATATTTCTTTTCCCATGTTAGGTCCTCACTATCTAACAAAGGTTTCTTATCAAAATTAATTGCGTTTAAATAATCTTTTAATTCGTACATGATAAACTTTCTGGAGCGGGCAATGGGAATCGCACCCATGACTTATCCTTGGCAAGGATATATTTTACTCCTAAACTATGCCCGCCTATCATTATTTGAATTTACAACTGGCCATGATTTCAGTTAAACAGGCAACCATATTTATTTCTTGGTCTGCAACAAAAGCCGCCTTATACTGATAACCAGCTATAATCAAAATTGCTTGTGGTACCGATTTACTATCTAGTGCCTCATAAAGAATATCATAGATACCTCTGAATAAAGAAGCAGGTTCTTTGTCAATATTATTAACAACCCATTTTCTCATATCATTAAACTTCTTTGCTTTCAAAGTCTTTACTAATTCTTTATTGTTAGCCTCTGATAAACTAAACAATATACCACTATCTATTTTACCTCTTACAGAATATCTTTGAAGTTCATTTATAGTTCTACGAAAATCAGGATAATATTTCTGTATGAGTTCAGCCAAAACCTTTTTATCAAACTCAATGTGTTCAGATTTCAGGAGAACGGACATTCTTTCCATGAAAGACTTGGCGGTTTTTACCTTTTGACCGTTTTTAATTGTGAAATCAATTACCGTACACCTGCTGTGTAAAGCTGGAATAATCTTATTCTTATAATTACAAGTAAATATGAAACGACAATTATTGTAAAAAGTTTCAATAAAATTACGCAAAGCAGGTTGAACACTATCAGCATTCATATAATCTGCCTCGTCTATAATTACAACTTTATGATTAGATTGTTCGGTAAGAGATACAGTAGAAGCAAAGTTTTTAATCTTATGCCTCAATGTATCTATTTGACGGCCTTCGTCTGACCCATTGATGATAATATAGTCAGCGCCTAATTCTTCACACAAAGCACGAGCAACGGTAGTTTTACCTGTACCAGCTGTGCCTGAAAGAAGTAAATTAGGTATTTCTTTTTGTGATAGAAACTGACTAAAAGTTTCTTTTATATCTTGCGATAAGATACAATCTTCAATTTTTCTAGGCCGATATTTTTCGACCCATAAGTAATCTGACATTATATAACCTCATTATTTAAAATTCACTATCTGGCTCAAGAGCAATCCAATATTGGACTTTCTTGTTTCTATTTATAAAGTGAGATATTTTTTGTGAAGAAATAGCGACATCATAATCATCACTAATCATCTTAAAGTTCTCAACTTTAAAATATGCCTTAAAGGTTTTGTCAGTTTCTCCTACATCAATTGAATATTCATTTGAAGATTTGTTTTTCTTATCAGTAGCAACCATGTGTATCTTACTACCATTACCAACTACTGCAACATCAACTAAATTAAGTGTTGTAGCTGCCTTCATAAGTTTAGCAAAGTCATTCTTTTTAAATGCAAAAGAAACAAACTTATCTGGCATTGTAATTGTTTTTGTTGGTGCAACAATAACTGATTTATCAGCAAAGAAATATTTAATATTTTGTTTAGATTTTTCTTCGTTGATTGTTACATTGGCACCACCATTAAAGTTTAATTTTGGACTATCAAACAATTCAATAGACCTCAAAAACTCTGGTAAGTCATAGATAGCAAACTCGCTATTAAACTCCTCTTTTATCTCAGCTTCTGCTAAGATATTCTTCATAGTGCTAATTGTTTGTACTGTCTTTCCAGGTTTTACCAGAATATTCTGATTAATATTTGAAAAGTTTTTTAGTACATCAATAGTATCTGTTGACAGATTCATAATATATTTTCTCCTATAATTAATTGGTCAAGTATTTTAACATAGACTCTGGTGAAGATTCACCATAAGGGTCAGATGTTAAATTATCACATTTTCCTGGTTCTTCAAAGATAGCCTCAATTATGCCATCATTTACAACCATGGAATATCTCCAAGACCTTTGACCAAAACCCTTGTCATTTTTTTGAACAAGCATTCCTAATAGTCTTGAAAATTCGCCTGTGCCATCTGGAATCATTTTGCAATTTACAATATGTTCTTTTTCAGCCCAAGCATTCATAACAAAAGAATCATTTACAGAGATACAATAGACCTCATCAATATTTCTTTCCCTAATTTCATTATATTTAGTTTCATAACCTGGTAATTGTTTACTAGAACAAGTAGGTGTAAACGCACCAGGTAGTCCAAAGACTACAACTCTTTTACCCTTAAAATAATCATCACTTGTTTTAGTAACCCATTCGCCAAGTTCTCTAACTCTAAAATTTACATTTGGTACTTTGTGTTTCATAATTTACTCTTATTAAAATTAATGGAGCGGATGCTAGGTACTGCCCCTAGTTCATTTGATTGGAAATCAAATATAATACTTTTATACGACATCCGCATTTTCTATATTACTATAAGTGCCAAAGAAAGTCAAGCCTCCTTCGGCACTCATATTATTTTTATTCACTATCCTCAATTATTGATATATCATCAGCCGCTAAACCAGATAGTTTTTTGGCGTCACCATTCTTTTTCATTACTTTTTTAAGTATATTATAAGTAACAGATTCTAATGGTTTATTTGATATTCTATTTTCTGTTAAAGATTTTTGAGTATTGTTTTTAGCATAATCAGCTAACATTTTATCTAACATACCCTCTGTTGTGGTAGGGTCATTCTCTTTGATTAATGCTCTAGTATTTGCTAAAGCACAAACTAGATAAGAACCAACTGAGCTGTTAGAAGACCACGCTGATTGAATTGATAAAGAGGCGTCAATAAAATTATCATCTTCAATAGTTTTAGTAACTTTTTCGCCCTCAACTCTCTCATGGTAACCTAACATTTTTTCTACAAATGCAAAGCCACCCATTTGTTTACCACCAGGTCTTAAACCTAGAATGTCAATGTTTGCTCTATCTAAAACACTTCTCATTTCTTTTGCTTGTTCTTCACCTTTGGCTACTCTTGCAAAAAATATTTCAGCAGCACCCATAGTTTCATTCTTATCGTTTCTCGCTAAAAATAATTCCGCCTCATATTGTCTGGCTTTAAGGTTACTTATGTTAGGATTGTGTGTATATACTGAACACGCTATCTCTTTCATGTTACATAACAAGGCCATGATTGCTCTTCTAAAGCCGTCCCAAACATATTTTCTGCCGTTTGGTCTGATAGCAATGTCAATATGACCTGCTTTTTCTTTTGAAAAACCCATTTTGCCATTGTACTTTCTTTTTAGGTGTTGTAAAATTTTAAGAAGTTTTAACTTTCTTTGATAAGTTAAATCAACATACAATTCATCTAAAGGTACCGTTGAATCAAACTCCTCATATACAGCACCAACAAAACTATTAATAGTTTCATCTGTAAAGGTTGTACAACTTGTTATGATTTTTATTATGTCTGTAAATTTGTGGTCGCCTAAAGGCAAATCTTTAAGCTCTTTTTTAACCTCGTCAAAGGTTTTATTTGTACTCATTTTATATTCTCCTTATGTAATATAAGTTTGTTAGTTTCGGAAACATAATGTTTCCATATTATTATATATCCAAATAATTTACTCATTATATAAAAAAATGCCGAGGAAGTCAAGCCTCCCTCGGCAATCTCAATTAAAAAACTATTTTATATTAATAGTTCTTGCTTTTTTGTGTTCTGGTATTACTTTTTCTAAAGATACTTTTAATAAACCATCTTTAAGTTCAGCACCAGTAACCTTACAATCATCAGCGATTGTAAAAGATTTCTTAAACATTCTCTGAGCTATACCCTTATAAATGTTTTCACCTTCTTTTTTATCCTCTGATTTCTTGTCGGCAGTTTTGATAGTTAACATATTATTTTCATAGTTAACTTCAATATCTTTTTTATTGTAACCAGCCAATGCAACCTCTATATTATAGTGATTGTCTTTAACCTTTACAATATTATATGGCGGATAGTTAGGTATTGATATGTCAAACATATCGTCCTCAAACATTGAACCAAAATGGTCAAATACACTATCAAACCCTACTGATACAGGTCTTAACTGATTAAAAATTGAAATTGCTCTATTGGTCATTCGAACCTCCTTTTATAAGCAAAGTTAATGTTTGTGAGCCTATTATAGCACTCACTATTATTTATATAGGTACTATTTCCTATATTTCAAGTGGTAGTTTTTAATATTTGTGGCGTAAAACTACCAAAAATCGCACAGCAGCTTAAGTTTTTCAGAGATTAAAACCAGGCGCAAATGCCAAAAACTCCATTCAGGTCCACTCTCGCTTTGCTGAATTCTGGCGGGCTGAGGTAGGTCTCACCCTCATTATACTAACTTGTCTTACCAAGCCTATCACTCAAAAGTGCTACGAAGACCAATGAGCCCGAATTCTGGTGGTGGTTTTGATTTTGAGGAGACCACCCAGGCTTGTGCCAAACTCCTGCGACCCCGACATATTTTTTTGGGTGTCGGTACTCCCTACGCTACTGGACTTACGAACAGCCAGCATAATATATATAACACTTCACAGCGTAGGAAACTCTAAAATCCACGAATCTTTTCCAATTTCTTTTGCTTCTTTTTCCAATTCTTAATAGCCTCTTTTTTCTTTTCTTGTTTGATTTCAGATGGCTTTTTATAGAATTGTCGCTCTCTTAATTCTTTAATCAAGCCTTCTTTTTGTACCTTTCTTTTTAGTACACGCATGGCTTGTTCAAGGTTACCATTTCTTACTGTAACATTAATAGTCAATATTATTTACCTCCTTACCTAGTGTAAAGTGGCAGGGGACACTACTCCCCTGCCTAGGACTTACACTATGATTAATAGATTTAGATGTTGCTATCAGCGTCATCCGACTCACTATCATTGTCATCCATTTGTGAATCAATATCACTTTGTCTTTGCTGTTCAGCTATCTGCTCGGCAGTAGCACCAGCGTCAACTTTAGTGTACAATTCAATAAATGAATTCTTTGTATCATTATCAAATCTGTTAGTACAGACTTCAACAGCTTTCATCTTTTTACCAAAGATAGCATATGCTTGGATAATGTGGACTAATCTTCTAGTAGATATAATCTCATCAACACCACCATCAAAGTAGGTTTTTCTGATTACATCAGCCCAAGTTACCAACTTTTTACAAAAGTCTTTGTCTGCTTTACCAGCAGCTTTTAAAGTTGCAACCAAGATTTTTTCTTCAACACTTGGTTTTGGATAACTTTGTTCAAAAGTAATAGGGAATCTTTCAAGAAACGCCTCGTTAAGAACATTAGTACCGATAAACTTACCGTCATCACTACCTTGACCTTTAGTATTGGCAGTAGCAACAACATTGAAACCATTAGCAGGTTTTACAAATCTGTTAATCTTTTTAACAAAGACACCAGAACCTTCTAATATTGGTTGTAAACACATAATCTTATTACTTGCTAAGTCAATCTCATCAAGTAAAAGAACAGCGCCTCTTTCCATGGCTTCGATAACAGGACCATTCTGCCATACAGTTTGGCCGTCTTTTAATCTATAACCACCTAAAAGGTCGTCTTCATCAGTTTCAATTGTAATGTTAACTCTAATAAGTTCTCTTTTATTCTCAGCACACGCTTGAGTAACACCCATAGTTTTACCATTACCAGATAAACCAGTAATAAAAACAGGATAGAACATTTTAGATTTTATAATAGACTTTACATCTGGATAATTACCAAATGATACGAACACAGGATCCTTTTTAGGAACAATGTCGCCTGTCAATGAAGAAACTATATAAGCTGCTTCGCTTTTAGTTTCAACTTCAGGGGCTTTAGTAGTCAAAACTTTTTCAGCCTCGCCTGATTGTACATTAGAAATTTTAGAAGATACCATACTTGATTCAGTAGGTAATCTGAACATTGATTTACCGATTTTATAATCAGCATTTTTAATCAACCATTGAGGCGCATATTTGCAACCAAAATGTTTGTTGGCGTCTTTTAATTGCGACACCGATAATTCGTTTGTACCAAACTTTTTAACAGCATAGTCAACGAATTCTTGTTGTTTAGTGTTTAACATAGTGTTTTTTCGTCCTTTCATAATTTAATTATAGGTATATCCTATCATAATGATTCGTTTTTGGCAACCCTCTTTTTATTGTTACCAGGTAAGGGTTACCGAGCATGATTATGCAACCTCCTGGATAAACTTGTTTAAAACTACTCTGGAAACCAATCGATTCGCCATTGATTTACCAAACACTCTTTTTAATTCAGAGGTAGTTCCTTTCTTAACTTGAACATTAGACATATCAAAGTTCTCAATATCTAATTTCTTACCATCAAGTATAAAGTATTTGTGATAACCCTCATGGTCGACAGCAACAGCTTTATCTTTAGTCATTTGTTTTCTTAAAACATTGTACTTAGCAATCTTATCTGAATAATCAGTATAGTTTGTAATGTATTTTTCAAGGTCCCATCTTCTAACTCTTTTAACAATATAGAAACCAATCACATTAACACCATAAGATTTTTTTATATGATTTAATAGTTCAGTAGTAATATTTCTTTTTGAAGTAAATTTAGTACCGTCAATATCAAAAACTTCAGTTTTTTCCCAATCTTTATCACTCTCGCCAACAATGTTGCCTCTAGGATAATTACCAGAACCATCTGTAAGTGTAATAAAAGTTAGCTTCTCAATGTCATATTTCTTTTTATACATTGGTATTAACTTGTTAAGATAAATTAAAGACTCATTAAGAGGTGTATTACCTAGATAGTATTTACTAGGAATACCCCAGTTATTTTGTTGAGCGTCATAAGTTTCATGGTCTTCAAAATAATTTCTTCTTGAAACATATCTA